TCGCGCTCGGGCGCCGAGAACGTGGAGCGCACGCGCTCGGTGCCGGTGCGAATGGCCTCCTGCCGCTGGCGCTCTTGCGCCTCGGCTTCACGCTGCGCGCGGTTGGAGCCGCTGCTGCTTCCCATCGTCAGGGCCTCGTCTTGGTGTAGGCCACGAAGTCGTGACCGTTGTGGTATCGCTTCCGCAAGCCCTCGAACTCGAACCCGAGGCCGCGCTTGTACCAATCGCAGGCCGCGACGCGCGTCGGCAGGGCCAGAATCTCGATGCGGTCGTAGATGCCTTCGCCCACGGCGTAATCGAACATGCGCCGCACGATGCGGGTGATCTGCCAGCCGTAGGCCTCCCACGAGCGCAGGGAGCCGGCCATCCACGCGCGGCCGACGCCAGGGCGAACCTCCTCAAGCCCGCCGGTCACGAGCGGGATGCCGTGGCCGTCGGTGATCGTCCAGCGCGGGCCGCCGATGCGGGCGAAGATGAAACAGGCGTCGAGCGGGTCGAAGGCCTTTTCGCCGGTCACGGCGAGGAACTGATCGACTTCATCCGAGCGCATGAACGGCACGACAGCCTCAAGGTGGCCGAGCGTGCCATCGACGAGCCGGAGCGCGCGGGCGTTGACGTTCGATCCATCCACTAGGTCGTTCTCCGGTTGTCGGCGAGGTAGACGTTCACGGCCTGCAGGTTCCATTTCCCGGTGAAGGTGAGCCTCACCGAGAAGGTCGGCGCACTGACGGGCATCGGGACAGGCATACCCGTCATCGTGTCGATCGGGATGGTGTACGACGGGGTGAACGCTTCAACGGCGCGCTGGTCGTAGCCGATCTGCAGCGACATCGTGCCGGGGCCATCTCCGACGACATCGACGGCCTGCATCATCTTGGTGACGCCGGGAACGCCGAAGTCGAGCCACGGCCATTGCACGACGCTTTCGATTGGCGTGCCGTCGTCGGTGTCGGCCGCCTCGTCCACGACGTAGACCGTGTTGCCCGAGCGCAGGTAGAGCTTTTCGCCGAGCACGGCCGTGGCCTCAATCTCCCACGGGAACACGTAGCGCGACCACGCGCCGACTTGGCCGGTGCGGTTCATCGTGTAGACGAAAACCTGCTGGGTCATGGCCGCCTCAGAAGCATGTGTTGTAGTAGCAGTCGGCGAGGAAATCGACGGCCTGATCGCCCGACGACGTGGTGATAGTTCCGACGACGCGAATCAAGTAGCTGCCAATGATCGGAATGATTGGAGCGCCTGCAGAAACAGAAAACTCAAGCTGCCCGGCTGCAGGAAGCGTGACCGTGAAAAGGCTGGCGTTGATTTGTGTCTCGATCACGCCGGCAAGCGGCCCGCCGCACGCATCAATCTCGACGGCATGCGCCTCGGTGACAGTCAGCGAGGCGCCGATGATTGACTCGGCCTCTGGGGGCGTAACCCCAAGCTCTCGCTCTGAGCTGCCCGGAATGTAGAACACGTTGACAGTGCCAGAAAGCGGGATACCAGGATTCGCCGCATCAAACAAAGTGACGGCGGGAACAACCCCGTTGACTGAGTAAAAATCTTCTACCTCCTGACCAATGAAGGCGCGAAGCTCTGCCGATGCAGCAACAGCAGTTTTCCCGGTCACGACAGGGCTGTAGAGATTAGAAGAACGGTTTATCCAAACATCATTTTGAAAAAATATTGAGCTAGTCGGAGTGCTAGGGCCGGCCTGCTCTCCGGCGATCAGCCAATACTGCCCAGCCGCCGGGTAGTAGCAGGATCGAGGGTCAGGGTTGGTCATCGAGGCAATCGACTCCTGCACGAGCGTGTCGATCGGCATACCCACGTCGCCGGCCTGCAGGTTCGTTGAGCCTGCAGCGATGCCGACGGTGCGAACGCCGAGGGCCGTCAGCATGAACAGGTCGTTGGCGACAGGCTGCGCGGCCGTTTGGTACACCGATCCGATGCCCTCCATCGCATCGAGGAGCGCCATCTGTTCGGGGTCGGGGTCGATCTGCCACATTTGGAACGTCGAGGCGTTCATCGCCACGAGGTTCGAGCGGTACAGGTTCAGCACGTCGATCCGGTTCGCGCCGTTCTGCTGCAGGCCCGCCGGCAGGAACCCGGCGTCGTCGGCGCTGCTCCAATCGAGCGGGTTGCCGGTCGCCGAGTAGCGCACGATGTCGTCGTCCGCGGCGAACACCTTGGACGCGCCAATGGCGACGACCTTGCCGTTCGGGCATCGCTCATCGCGCACGTTGCGGCCGATGCAGCGCCATACGATGCCGTTGTCAACGACGACGGCGCCCGGCGTCACGGGCCACGCCGGTTCGGTGCCGCCGGTCTGCAGGATCGGCTCGGCCTGCCAGACGACGATGTTCGCCTCGAAGGCCTCCCACGTCACGGTTCCGTCGTTGACCTGGACGCCAACGGTCGGCGGCCATGCGGGCTCGGTGGCGGCGCTCGTGCCGACAGTCGGCTGCACGGCGCGGTAGAGGATCGAAAGGTTCTGCAGGCCCGTCGGCGGCTGGTACGTGACGGCGAAGGCGTCGAAGCGCACGGCGCCCGCCTGCAGCGCGAAGGCGAAGCCGGCGACCTTGAAGTACGCGGCGTTGGCCGGTGCGGTCGCGGTGACGCTGCTCTGCCGGTAGCTGCCGCCCGCGAGGACGTTGACCTGATTGCCCTCGACCGTGGAAATCACGGCATCGGCCGCGTCGTACCACGTCACGGCCACGGTGCCGCCGAGCTGGTCGGCGCCATCGACGCGAATCATGCAGCGCGCGGAAACCGACTGGCCGGGCGTGACCGGGAACTCGGTGGCGTTCTGGATCGAGGAGTTTGCGGCCGGGCCGTTCAGCCGGGCACAGAAAGTGCCGGCGAGCGTGTTGCCCGCGTCGGAAACAATGGCGAGCGCGCCCGTGAGCGTCGTCCAGCCTACTGCGCCATCCTCGAACCCGGCATTGGCGAGCACGGGAGCGGCCGGTGGCGCGGCGCCAGCGTTCGGGCGAACGACGGAGCCGGTCGGGTACAGGGTGCCGCTACGCCAGAACAGGGCACTCATCGGCGAACGGCTCCTCGCAGGATGTCGAAGTAGCGGCCAGAAAGGGCGTCACCAGCGCCGCCGTCAGGCGCGATCGGTTGCGTCGGCTCAGCCGGCTGCGTGCTGGTCTGCGGGATGTCGGACGACTCGATGACTTGGGCGCCGTTGGTGGCGATCCACGCCGGCTCGGTGGCGCCACTGGCAGGCCTCGGCCCCGTGACCTCCACGACCTTGTAGCGGTAGCCGTTGGCCGTCGTCGGCTCCACCACGTCATCGACGGCGCGCTCAACGTTCGGCGCCCACAGGGCGGCCGGCTGGTCGGCGCGGGTGGCTTCGTAGAGGTAGCCGTTCGGCACGGTCGGGCTCACGGTGTCGCCCTCTCGGATGACGGCGCCGGCCGTCCACGGCCGAAGCTCCTGCAGCCAGAAGTGGAAGGTGTCGCCGTTCGAGAACTCGGCCACGACGTAGAGGAAGCCCATGAACGGCGCGGCGAAGTGGATTTCAAACAGCGGCAGGCCGGGAATCGTTGGGTGCCGGATCACCTCAAGCCGCACGCCATTCGCGGCGCCCATGTCCTCGCCCTGGTGGGAGAACGTCACGAGCTGGCCGCGGTAGACGGCAAGGCCCCGCGTCGAGGCCGGCAGGTTGGCGTGCAGCGTCGTCCCCGGCCTGACCCGCATCGTGCGCGCGGCGGTGACGTAGCCATTCACCAAGTCGTAGAGACTCTGGGGGTTGGCGCCGCCCTTGTCTCGCAGGCGCGTGATGCCGGCCTGCACGGCGTTGAGCGTGACCTGACGGCTCACGGCAGGGGCACCCACTGAGGCTCGACTTCCGAATCACGCTGGCGTGCGCCGGGAACGTAGCGGCCGGTGCGGTGCGTGCCGGCGATGATTTCGGCAAGGTGGCGCTCGAACTGGCCGACGTAGTTGCCGGCGTCAGGCTGGCCGTAGTGCGCTTTGGCGTTCGCCAGCGCGAGCAGGAACACGAGCGTCGAGTCGATCGTCGTGCGGTCGGTCGGCGCGGTGAAGGGGTCGAGGCCGAAGTGGCCCTTGACGCGCAGCTTCATCGTCGAGTCGTCGGGAACCGGCCACACCTCGATGCACTGGCGAATCTCGTACCGCTCAGGCCAGCCGGTGCGGTCGTTGGTGTAGAGCGACGGGTTGATCCCGTGGGCAAGCGCATACCAGCGCGTGTCGCGCTCGACGCCTACCCACGTCACGCGGTCGGGGTTGAGTCGGCGCGTGCAAGTCCCTTCCGGGTTGCTCGGCGACTGTTCGGCGTTCTCCGGCAGGTCGTAGAACCGTTCGCCGGCAACCAAGTCCCAAGTGAAAATCCGCTCGGTGCGCGCGGGCGGGTGCCGGGTGTAAATGAGTACCTGCGCTTCCTGCAGGAAGCTGTTCAGGAGCTCGGTCATGCCGGGCGGCGGAACGAGAACCTGCGCCGCGAAGCCCAGCCGCACCATTAGGCGGGTGCGGAGCGTTTCGAGCGTGTCGAAGCTGGTCGTGTCGTCGTTGCAGGCGCAGTTATAGACCGGCATCTTCCCCTCGCTGAATAGGGCGACGGGGCCGAAGCCCCGCCGCGGTGTTGCTTACTCGCCGGTATCCGGCTTGGGCGGGCGGCCACGACGCGGCTTG